ACAGGTTTTGCTGATAAGAACAGATATGACTATGGTGTGTTGTATAGTTTTAATGAAAAGATTTATGGTACTGTTCATAGAACAGAAAATGATGACCTAGGCTTCACGGGCAACTATTGGGGACTGGTCTACAACCTGCACACAGAGGATGATAAACACAAAAGACCAGATAAAAGAGCTGGACTAGAGTTTGGTTTGTATTACCACGATAAAGAACAAACTTCAGTGTTTACGGGTGTATATAAAGATTATAACCCACAGTTGTTGGCCACCATTCGTTACAAGTTCTAATGTTTCTTTAGATAAATACTTTTATGTTTTACTTTTGGCACACATTATTGGTAGCAGCTTTCATAGCAGTGGCGTTCGTCCTAGGACATAAGTTAGGACAAAAAAAAGCAGCAGATAAAAAAATCAACATACGATAATCCATGTTGGCATTGCCAAAGCATTCCTTAGATATTATTACCGAGATAGATAGTCTTTCCCTGCCCAACAATAATTTTAATCCCTACATGTCAGCACCGCAAAAATTCCAAGAGGATCATGAATCACTGAAAGCGGAAATGTACTTGGCGATAGAGAGATCCCAGATCAAGATCATGGCAGTGGCACTGGTGATTGTATTCGCCTCTGTCCTGCTGTTTAGATAAAATTTTTATTTGGATATGCCCGTTGGGGACCTAGGCCCCCAAAGGCACGAGGTGTTTATTTTTTCTTCTTGAACCAATTTAATGGATTGATCTTCTCGCCAAAGTTCTCAACTTTCTCGTTGACAAACCAACCTGCGGCGAAACCTAGAATGAACGCTATAGTAAGCATTGTGTTCTCCCGTTGTTGTGTAAATATTTATAGGTTTACCAGCCCAGTATCAGCTGTCGTATTTCAGGATCCAGGCTCTGCGGGCTCCATTGGGGGATCATGGTGATGCGCACATGGCATTTCTTGATGCCCTCCACGCTTTGCACAGCATTCTGTATGTCCACGGGTATGATGTCAGCTGCGGGGCAGAATGCGGAGGTCAAGGTGTGCAGCACATGGCATTCAGATTGATCTGTCACTTTGATGTCATATATCAGACCAAGATCGTAAATATTGATGGGCAATTCGGGATCAAACACAGTCCTCAATCGTTCCACAATTTTTTGAATGTACAACAATCGAGTAGCTTCATGATCCACAACATCAGCCAACGTTTGGCTGACATCTTTGGTAATATCATTCATGCTAGAGTATAACATGACTTTGACAGAGTCACAACCTGTGTTACAATTAAAGAGAGAGAAATGTTTAATAAAAGAAAAAAATTCAAACACAAAAAAAAGTTCAACGGCAATCACAACCACAACCATGGCAAGGACACATTTGACAGCAATGTGCATCATCGCAGCAACGGCAGCTCGGGCTATGGCCTGAAGCGAGGGGTGGAGCAGGATCCCGCGGAGTTGCATGGCAGCTCGCTGCAGGGCATGCTGGACAAGTGGAACAGCAAAGATTAAAACTTAGGTAAAGTAATTTTTTCTAGGACCTGGCCCACTCGGTCCATGGGACTGGTTTTTTCTTGTTTGTTTGTTTCAGCGGTGGCACAGCCAATCACGAAGAACAGACACAATATTGTCAGTGTTTTTTTCATATGGTATTTAATAATATTATAACACAAAAAACAATTGACCCAACCGGCAAAACAACATAAAATAAGTATGATAAAAAACAATAAGGCACAATGACACCACTGTTAAGTTCCATGTTTGTGATATTCCGAGAAGGCCTGGAAACATGGTTGATCATAGTTCTAGCCCTGGCCTCTACTAATGGTAATTTACAACAACAAAAAAGCATATGGATCAGCGCTGTAGCCGCTTTTGCAGCCACAATTTTATTGGGCAGTGCAACTGCTGCTTGGCTGGGCAACCATGCAAATTTAGAGCGCTTTGAAGCATTAATCGCCATTATAACGGGTGTTATATTGGCCTGGGTGGCCTGGTTCTGCCATGGTGCTGCGCAGCATGTTAAAGATCTTCCTAAACACAGCTCATGGGCACTAGGTGTGGCCACATTTGCCATAATCTTTAGAGAAGGTGTGGAAGTGGTTCTTTTCCTCACAGGCATCTATGCTGACCATCCCAATGTGGGTTTGATTGGTTTGGGCATTTTGGTGGGTTTGGTGGTTTTGGTAATAGCTGTTAAGGTTGCGAACTACCAGATCAAGAAACTGCCAGTGCGACACATATTTTTCTACAGCAGGTGGTTGTTCTCAGCACTGGCTGTGTATTTCCTATATTCTGGAATCAAAGAACTGGTAGAGCATGGCCTGGGCTTCTAAACAGTTGGCAAATAATTAATTCCTGTTATAATACATGTACATGCCCCTATAGCTCAGTGAGTAGAGCAACACCATGGTAAGGTGGAGGTCGTCAGTGCAATTCCGGCTAGGGGCACCACAACACGGGGGCGTAGCTCACTTGGTAGAGCGCTTGGCTGGCAGTCAAGAGGTAGTCAGTTCGATCCTGATCGCCTCCACCACAATGTATGAAATGGCCCATTAATAAACCACCCAGACAATACTGCATGGATCTCACGGTTCCTCAGAGAGCCAAGGGAGATAGATACTGGGTAAGAATCACCACGCCGGATTGGAGCGTCATCACACAATGGCGAGGCACGGCCAAACAGATTGATTCAAACACATGGAGTTGGTATGATCGTGGGGCAGAAGCAGTGGAAGTACAATTAGTAAACCAACGTTCTTTATAAGTTAAATATTGCTATGAAGTATGGTTTATATGCCGACGATGACGTGCCTAGGTTTGATCCAGTGCCAGGATATAAAACAAACCCGCATGGATATCGCTGTCCTGAATTCCATCCATTGCCAAACGGTGGCAAGAACATAGTTGTACTTGGTTGCTCACATACCTTTGGAATAGGATTGGAAGATGGAGAAATCTGGATAAATCAAGTGGCTAAATCATCAAACAAAATATTTAGATGGTGGAACCTAGCAAGACCCGGTGGAAGTGCCGATCAAATGTTAAGAATTTTATATGGGACCGAAAAAACACTTTTTCCTAAAATTATAGTGGCATGTTGGCCGTCTATAAGTCGCAGAGAAAGATTATCTGAACATCCACAAAGCCTTACCAGTGATAATGATTTATTGAAATTAGAAGACCATCATACCGACACGAACAATTTTCTAAAAAATTTATTTTTTTTAGAAAAATTTGCTGAAAAGATTGACGCAAAAACCTTCCATTGTTTTGCTGAAGAAGTTCACTTATTAAAAAAAGACATCAACGTATTGAAAAAATACACAATAAAAAATTGTTGGCCAGAATGGAATGTATTGGAGGGCACTGAGAAGATTACAAATTTTAGTCTAGCTAGAGATGGTGTACATTATGGAGTCGAACACCACACAACTTTTGCAAAAATATTTCTAAAACAATTTAATGCAAGGATTCGTTAAAATATTTACAATAATCTATATTTCTTAATAGGTCCTGCCGGATCATGAATTGTTTCAATGCTATATCATTATTTTCCTTAAAAGAGCAGCAGTTATCTGCTATCGCGTTTAAAAGTTTGCTATCTAATTTACACAGTTTGTTCTTGGCCTGTATAGTAAATTTATTTTCAAATCTTATGTCTAGTGCATTAGGTCTTGTGCAAAAGCCATAAGCATGCTCTATATTTTTTTCTTTTGTGTAAGAGATTATGTTTCCGAGATCTCCCACATTAAGACAACTGACCGTAGTCCAAAAATCTAATTTTAAGTTTGGATATTGTGCTCTCATGGCCACGTACACATCAACGTTACGATCAAATTTTTCCCACAATATGGGCCACCTCACATAGTCATGTATCTTTTCAACTCCATCAAAACTCATGGTTACAATTATTTTTAATCCATTATCTAATAATTCTTTTACCTCTTTGATAACACTGGAGACATTTGTATTAATTCTAACAATTTTTACTGAATCTGGAAGATTCTTAAGAAGTTTTTTGTAGTTTGGACTTGCGGATGGTTCTCCTCCGTTGATGTCTAATTCACATATCCTGTGCTGGGGCAGGGCAAGAAATTTTTGATAGTTATTAAATTTTGGATATTTTTTAGAAACGAGACTACCTATCTTGGTACTCAGGCCACTGTGACAAGTTTGGCAAGCACTATTGCATATATTATCTAGTACTCCACCTATTATCAAGTAATCTTTTTTAATAGCACGCAATATTCTGTCTCTTTCTATCATATCCAAACGTATGCTGGTATTGCTGGTTTCCTCGGTCATCTTGCAACGAACACATTCCGCTGGCCATGACTCATTCTGCATCGTCTCTTTTATTTCTTGCAGCCACGAACTTTTTTGCATCTCTTCAAAGGAGTCAAATTCTTTTGCGTTGGTCATATGTCCGCATTTGCTTATTTTTCCTTCGTGATTTATTCTTGCGAAATGGTCAAGCCTGGGGCAATGCATGATCTATCTCCGCTATCAGTGAAAGTATATTAATTTTTTTGCTTACGTAAAATCTATCAGGTGTTTTATGCATGTGCCGGTCAAACAATAAATCATCGTATAGTATACCTGGATATTTTATCTTAGATATCTTTTCTCGCTGTGCATTTGTAATATCAGGAATAGAGGGGCGAGTTCTTTCGGGAATCCATTCTTTTAGTTCACTAACACCGCGGAGATCAACTATTCCACTGAAGTATTTTGCAAGACATTTGATAAAATAGAATTGTGGCATAAAATGCTCATTGTCTAGTGAGTGATGTTCTATACAATATAATAGGGTGTCATAATCCAGATCGCTTTTTTTCCTTCTTTCAAATTCTATAAAGCTGTGCACGCCCGAAATAAATCTATCAATGGGCTCTCTCAAAAATATTATGATTGTATCCAAGTTCTTTAGCTGTTCGTTAATCAGCCATTTTATTTTTTTCTCTTTGGCATGAGTTTCAATGCTAGATCTACCATTTTTGAAAATAGGTAAAACAAATTTTCCGGGCAATAATTCAACAACTTTAATCATAAACTTCCGCAAATATTTTTTTGCTGTTTAATTTTCTCCTCTTATCTAATAATTCAAGCCCGCTGTACGACTCCGGTAGTTGCTTTTTGAAATCTGTATTTAAATAATCTAATAAATTTTTATAACTATCCTCAAGAAAATGTCCAGGTTTTTCTTGTATTCTATCGTTTAATATCTTCTTGCATGAATCAATCTTGTGCTGAGGCAAGTTCAATATGTTAAGGTATTTTGGTTCGTAGATTGGCCCAATTATAAATGAATTGTCATGGAAGCCCATGTCTCTTAGGAAATCAATACAGTCAAAAATCTTTACATGATTTAGTATGAAGTACAACATATTAAAAGATATTTTATGATGAGATATCTTTTTTATTTCTGATAGGTTGTTTTGAAATTTTTTCCAAGATCCCCCATATCTGATGTACTCATATGCATCTCCCATGGACTCAACACTCACAGTCCAGTGCACATTGCCAAACTGTGCTATCAGTTTGCCCACCTTGCTCTCAATGGCAGATAGATTGGTATTGACTCTTAAAGTTACATCGGGATTATCTTTCATCAATAGTTCCAAGAATTCTTGATTCTCGTTCATTAGTAAGGGCTCTCCCCCCGCAAGATATACGTTTTTAAAATTTTTAATATTTGAAAAGATATAATCTTTTAAATGTTTTTTCCGATCATCGGTCATGCTTTTGCCTCCACCCACTTCCTTAGCCCACAATGTGCTGTTGTGCGGGCCACAATATACACAGGCCTGATTGCATTGGTTGGACCAACGCAGATCTGCAGTGCGAAGGTCAAAGTTATTGATAGAATCATACAGTTTAGTATCAACCGACCTTAGCTCTTTCAAATAATATATACGCTGGGATATTATGTCAAAGCTATTTTTATTTTCTTCAAGTTTGTAGCACCCAACGCAACTTGCTGGTTTATTGCCAGACAACATCTGTGTTTTTATTTCTTTATTTTCTTTGCTGTTGACTATCTGTAATATATCCTGTTTCTGTAAATCTCCTATGCTGTCTTTGGCCAAAACACAGTTTTTGACTTCTCCGGACTGCTGCACAATAAATCCGGTCCATGGCAGTGGACAAAAACTCTTATTTTTTATAATATCTCTGGCATCCATTTTTATAACTTCAAATCATTATTTGTAGGAACGAGAGTGATTTCATTCACATAGATTTTTTTATTATTAATGAAAGTATCCAGTACCAAACTCACCCACTGATCCACATCGCACTTGTCGTCGTTAGACGAGTTTTTTTGTGTGGACACCCCACCGGGTCTTATTATAGATATAAAAGGCCACCTGTCTTTAAAACGCAATTGGCGAGCGGCGTCTTCCAACGCAATTTTTTGATTTCTATACGCAGACATAGTGATGTCTTCTTGGCCGTCTGGTGTGCTGTTTATCGGTTGCTCGGCCATCTGCGTGCTGATGTTCCAGATGTACTTGTCTTTTTGTCCACGCCATCTTTGCCACACGGCATAAAGCAATTCCGTCTGAGCGTATTGAGTCTGAGCATTATTAATCAACATATCACAGGGCGATATAAGATTTGCCACATGTTCGATCCTTCTTATATTATCTCCCGTGCGACGGCTTACACCCACAATCTCATGCCCACGTGCTTCTAATGCTTTGCAAAAAGCCTGTCCTATGCCCGCTGTGTGTCCTGTGATTGCAATTTTCATATATGAATTATTTAAATCATTTTAAAATGGGTGAAAAATTTATTGATATCTATAGTTTTGGCAGAGTCGAAACTTACAACATAATTTTTATTATCAATTTGTATATCATTACGTCTAAAATTTTCTTTATTATGTAAAGAAGAAAATAATTTTTTCATATTTTTTGTTGAAGGCTCTAATCCGTTTAAAACGCATTGTATTTGACCAAAGGATAATTTGTTCCTATATTTAGATAAAATTTCTTTTGTAATTTTTTTAATTTCTTTTTTAGTTTTATCATCATTAAACATTTCTATTTTACAATAAATTTCTCCAACATACTCGGTTATGTCTGTTGTTTTATATAACCAATAATTATTATAAAGGTGTTGAAGATATTGTTGTTGTTGTTCTTTTGTATTTGGGGGTTTAATTGTTACAAAATAAGAATTAGTAAAAAATTTTCTTAAGATTTTAGCATCGACATGAGAAGGAACAACAGTAAATTTATTAACCTTATCTATTTTATTTTTAAAATCTTTTATAATTTTTATACATAATTTTTCTTTATCTTGGAAATTATATTGGAAATTATTATTAAATCCTAAAAATACTTTATTAAATATGTCGTTTTTAATAACGGTTCTGCCTTTTTCTGTCTTAACCAAAAGTCTATCACACAATGGATGTTGAGAAATTCTGTGAGATAAATTTTCTCCCCCAAACCCGTGTTGATAACAGACAAAAATAAGTTTATCCATTTTAATTTTTTTTAAACTTTGCGTAGTTTTCTTGGGTAAATTTTTTACACAGTAATTCTAAAGAAAGATATTTTTTATTTTTTTTCAACCCCTTTTCTAATAAGATTGGACATATGATGTTATGCAACAAAGACCACTGAACATCAGCACACGGCACAATTGATTCTCTTTCAGCGCTTACATTATAGATTGCCGATGGATGACTTTTCATAATTGTTTGTAGAGATTTATCGGTTGCTTGTAATGACCAGTCAATCTCTTTGTAAATAGATTTTGTACTATCATTGTTTGACAAGGACTCATGATCTATATCTGAATGTAGTAAGAATCTGTAATAGATATTTTTTTTTTGACACAGGTTCTGTAGTGTAAGCATGTTTTGTAAGTCATCCATGTCTGTGCCAGTTTTGCTTTTAATTTTTTCATTATAATATTTTTTCCATTCCACAGTGTTGTCGTTGCTGCTGCACCAATAGCCCGCACCGGTGGTGGTTTTGCTGTTTTCAGGATCCACTATAAAATTCCTTATACTTTTGCTATTTAGAACAGTATCAATAAATTCCTGATTTTCAACATACAGATCAAATTTGCCAAAATTCCATTGCACCAACAAAACATCGGGAGTCACTTTATCAAGTTGTCTTATGACCGATCTAGTGATGTAAAGGTTGCCCGCGGCCGGAGCCGAGACATCAATATGTCTGCAATTGAAATACAGAGGAAGCAGCTTCGTCCACGTTGGCCAATATCGCCATCGTGAATAGCTAGGTCCGCTACCTGCTGTAATTATTAATTTTTTCATTCAACCAAATATATATTTTTTTGTAACGTTGGAGTTTCTATCAGCATGTTTTTATTTTGCAATTTCAAATGATTGCGTTTGCTTTTAACTTTTTCAAACTCATCTAGATATTTTTGGTGTTGTGGGTGTTCTGTAAGTGTGACATTTATTTCTTGAAAATTCTTATAGGTATTCCAATCCTCAATTTTATTTAAACATACATTATCCACGTCATATTTTTCGGCCAATTCAATTATTTTAAGCATCTCGTGATAATTGTCCTTCTGCACCACAAAATGTATAGACAATTTAAAATTATGCTCTTTTTTCTTTTCCTTTAAAAAAGCAAGATTTTCGATAATTTTATCATATGATCCTCCCAGACGTAACTTTTCATACGTTTCTTTGGTCGCTCCATCTATACTCACCCCAATCTTTTTTGTTCGATCCCATATCTTCTTTGTTCTATTATATAATTGTTTTAGCAAAAGGCCATTGGTCTGAAAACTAAAATCTATATTTTGAATATCAACAGATTCTCTCATAAAATATCTATAGATCAAACTTGCGAATGGATCTCCATCCGATCCTATGTGCACCAATACTCTGTGATTGAGACCTTTTAAAAAAGTTATTATTTTATCAATAATTTTTATTCTGGCTTTGAAATGTGTACCAGAAACAACAAATATTTGCTTTTTACGACAACTTGGGCAACTAAGATTACAAGAGTCATCCACAGCAAGTTTTATGTTTTTTATTTGTGTCGCAGGCAGATCTTTGCTCCATACTTCTCCCGTGCTCGCATACAATAACCAAGAACACTGCCTATCATTACAGTATCGATAAGACCCATCCATTATGGATGTACGCAATGTATTTGCGGATTCGCTTGCTAATACTTCTTCTATATTTTGTAACTGCAAATTCCCAACACTTTGCGGTAACCATGAAGTACATTCACACAGATAGCAAGAACCAAATTTATCAATGAGCAGCGTATCAAATGGTTTGGGGCAACGTGTTTGTATTGACTTATTTTTTTTCGTATCAATATTATACCAGTCAAATAACTTTTGATTGATCACTTCTTGAGATCCGGATTGGTGAGGTGATCCAGGGTGACCACTTCATTGTCTGGCACCACGTACACGTTGGTGGGTGGTTCCGCCTGTTCCCTGGAATGCTTTCTCTGATCGCTGCGACTACGCAGCTGGTCCTGTTTCTGTTGCTTCCGCAGGTTGCGCTCGCCGCTCTGTGACTTGTATGTGTAGTGTATGCCCATGGGTCATCTCCTGCTGTGTGATCATCGATACTGTAATTATCCGTGCTAAAGTTATTGTACTACAACATTGAGCAGAGGTCAAATAATGACCCCCGCTATCAATATTGTTTTCAACTAAAATGCGTAGTTGATTCCCACCGTTGCTAGGCTGGGATCTTTTCCTGCTGTAGGAGCAGTCATACCATTAAGATACATGGTACTGTTCGCGTCGTTGGTGACTCTGCTGTAGGCTCCATAGATACTTGCACCCGGTGCAAATGTCTTGGACAGACCCAAGGTGTAACCAGTGCCTTCATTGGCAGTGGTCTGTGCGCCATCCTTGGCCATGGCGTACACTGCATGAGCCACAAGTCCGTTCTTGTCCAAAGGTATTCTCGCCGAGAACACGTTGGCAGTGGACTTGACGTCACTGGTCGCGGAGTTGTCACCGTACACATAGGCAGCGCCCAAAGAGAACGCACCGAAGTCATAGGATCCACCAATGCTCTTGGCATCAGTTTCTCCCACTGAGGTAGTGGCCTGTTTGGTTGCATAGCCCACGCCCAACTTGGCTGCACCAGTGGCATAGGTCAGAGACCCAGACGTGGTGTCGGCCTTGGCGTCCGTGGTGGCAGTGCTGGAGTTACCCGCATAGCCGGCCTGTACAGAGAATCCACCGATGCTTGGTGAAATGTACTTGATCACGTTGCTGGCATCTGTGCCGATCTCTATGGCTGCGCCGTTGACAGGCATGTTTGAGAAGTTTCCGAACTGCCATGACAGTGTGTCAATTTCTCCTGCCATTGATAGGTCGGTGGTACCCAAACGTACTTCTCCCGCGGATCCGCTCACTCCCACCCAGGCTTCTCTCGCGAATACCTGTCCGGTGTTGGTGGTTGAACCCAATGTTGCTGTGTTGGCCTTTAGACCACCTTCCAACTGGAAGTTGAACTGTATGCCACCCAGGTCAGGGGAGTTGCCCTTGAATCCCAAACGGCTGGTGCTTAGTCCACCATCGCCTGCTCGGATCAAAGAGTCCACGCCGTTGTCATAACTCTGCACGGCAGCGTCAACGTTGCCGTAGAAGTTGAGAACTGGAGCGGTTGTCTTGGTCTGTGCTCCGGCCGCGCTGGCTATCATGGTAGATGCTAGCAGGGCTAGAATTGTTGTGTTTTTCATTTTTGTTTTCTCCTTTAATTCTTGCAAAAAGCAAGAAACGTGATTGTACTATAGGTTGTGTTTATATGCGACCTATTATTGTACTGCCTTGGTTATTTGACGCAACTGGTAAATTGTTGTGCGTGATTTTTTATTATGATAAAAAAACTTATCGTTGAAAACATTTGATATTTTATTTTATGTATATTAGCAGGCCAATTTGAGATGATCCAGTATCTTCAAGCCAATGAGACGGTGGCTTTTTTTACCAAAAGTGGCAGCATCATGTGGCAGGGACCGATCCACTTGATATTTCTGGTCCACCAGGCAATTGGGCAAGGTGATGCCATATCGCACATTGTCCCAATAAAGAAACTTGTGTCGCAGACCCAACATCATTGCCTCCAGCTGGGCATGGAACTTCCTGAATTCCTCCTCCAGCAGATGCACCGGCTTGTCCAACACTATGCGCCCATCTTGCCGATAGCAATCCAGGTTGTTGATCTGATAAAATATCATCCTTGGACGAGACACTGTCAGCAGTGAGCGCACAAATTCTAAATATTCAAGATTGGTGTGCGCCACGCATCCCCATGAAAAATTGTACACGGGGGCTTTTATCTGTTGTGATACCATGCCAGGGAACGTGTGGATCAGGTCCAGCCCTATGCCAAATGTTATGCTATTGCCCAGGAACCAAATCGCATCATCGCGCGGCACAAATTCTATGTCCGACCTGTAGCCCAGAGAATTGAAACGATACTGCGAATCCGTGCAGTTGTCATAGCCAAAATTCTTCAACGTGGAAGATCTGTGCTCCAGCATGTTTTTTGGTGCTTCAGGGAAATTCATTTCTATAACTTATGTATATATTTTTATAGGCTCATTAACAAAAAATCAGCACGCTAACTTGCGCTGTCGCTTGTTTGTAAAAAAATGCGCTGACGCAGGGCGTCTAGAACATCAGCTCTTGGTAAAATTATCTGGGCTATGTATGGGAGGAAATTTTTTGATGTGCTCTCAATTTATTCTTGGGAATGTCCACATCTCTGCGATCACAAGCTGCTTTGATCACGCAGGATTCACAGGCAGGATTCCTCGACTTGCACACTAATTTTGCATGTGTGATCAACCACATATGAGCCCCGTACTTGTATTGTTCAGGGGTAGTTGCGTTCACTGTGATGGATGCTTTGCCTTCATCTAGACTGTCCACCCAACCTAATCTCCACAGCAGTCTAAACACATGAGTGTCCACTGCTATGTGTGGTTGTCCCCACACGAAACGCATGATGATGTCTGAACTCTTGCGTCCCACCCCAGGCAATGTCATTAATTCTTCCTGGGTCTGGGGCACCCGGCTGTTGAACTTTTCTATCAACGTCTGGCTGGTGGCCAGTATGTTCTTGCTCTTGGCGTTGAATAATCCTGCTGGTCTGATGGCTTCTATGATCTGTGCTTGTGTGAGTTTGATCATGTCCTCGGGATTGCTGGCCAATGCGAACAGTTGTCTGCAGGCCACTGCTGTTCTTGCGTCCTGTGATTGAGCACTCAACATCACTCCTATGAGGCTGGTGTAGGCTTGAGAGTGTATCTTGGCTTTGGGTTTCTGATTTGAATATTTAGGATAGTGTTGACTTAACTCTTCGTAGATGTATCCTATATCATTACTGTTCTTCATCGGAATGCAGTTCGTTCAAGAGATGCCTTAATTTACTGCCCTCCACTGTGGCTCTGACCTTGCCCACCTCATCGCCCTTGGTTGGGTCTGGCTCACTCCTGGCATCTGTGGCAGTTCCATCTGGAGAGATCTTGCTTTTCTGTTTGAGATTGTCATAGATCGTAGATGTTTGTTTTTTGAATTGATGCTGACCCTCTTCCTCAATTAAATCTTTAATTCTCAGTGTGTCCACATCAAATTCTAGATCCACCTTCTGTCCCACACCGCTGGAACTTCTAGTCTTCATGAATTGTAATTGATATCTACCACGTTCTTTCATTGCTCGGCTAGTGAATATACCAAACACGTTGTCCGCGGTCTGCACTTTGGACAATCCACCCGCTATGTGGCTGTGATCAAATTCAATCTCTTCCACAGATGCTCTGTTCAACTGTGATGCTGTGACCATTAACATCTGTGACTCTACAGCTAGATTTCTCAACTCTTCCGAAACGTATTTGTCCTTGATAAACAGATCTGCTGGTGATACTTTTTTACTCTTGGGCATCATGAGATCAAGATAATCTATCAATATACAATCTATCTTTTTCTTATTCTTAAGCTCTAATTCTTTTAGATATGTTTTAATATCCAACACTGTGCTGCCCGATGGCAGATACTTGATCTGCAGATTGCCTGCTTTCTTAGCAATTAGTTTTAATTTCATTTCAACATTGTCAATATCGGGGAATATTTTCCTTGTAGGAGTATTAGTGATCATGGCATCTAGTCTCATAGCAACCAACATCTCACTTAACTCAAAACTGACATAACAACAATTTAATCCTGCACTGGCCCAGTTGACCGCTAGATTCTGTAAGAACAAAGATTTACCTGCACCCGACCCTCCTGCGAATATATTTAATTCTCCACGATTGAATCCACCAAAAAGTTTCTTATCAATATTTGCCCAACCTGTGCTGATCTGCCCGTTAGAGTTTTTTAATCTCTCTAATCTACCTCTGGGATCATCAAAATAATCTGTGCCCATGTCTCTGGTCAACCCAATGTTGACTGCTGCCTTGATCTTGTCTTCTACAGGAGCATAGTCACCATGCTCTAATAAATCTGCAGACTCGAGGATGGCACGCTCCAGTGCCTTGTGTCTAGAAAATGTTTCAAACTCGTCCAGCAACCAATTAAAATGCGATGGGTCTAGATCTTTAGCTGTTTTTAATTTAATATCAAATTTAGCATTGACCAGATCCACTTCCGGCAATACTTTATATTGTTCAGCATACTCTTTAATAAATTTAGCAATGGGCATTAATTTTCTATCAAAATTATTGCTGTCAAAGATGTTCTGTGCCCGTGCGAACGATTCCGCATCGGCCAGCATCATTTCCAAATATAATTTTTGTACGTCAAAAGAATAATCTGCCATAAGTCTATTATACTTGATTTTTATGTTTTTTAATATATTTTTTTATTTTATCTGGAAATATATCTGTCCGGGTGGTGTTTATTTGATTATAATCATCAATAATACGAGTCAATATATCAATGTTGGTAATTTTGCATATATTTTTGAAAGCATCAAAGTCTTTTTTTAAAACTTTAACCATATCTATACCAGGCACTCGATTCATATATTCTTTCTCTGCTGTACATAGCCAATTGATTGTTTTAATAAAAATAATTGAATCATAATCTTTGTGATTTCTATCAATTTTAAAATTATGTGGGGAGGTATAAGAGGAATGTAATGTGATATCTTTTAATTTGACATAAAAATTAGATAGCTTTAGATCATAATCACTCACGTAGGATAAAATACAATTAAATTTGTCGATACCCACAAATTCAGACAACCAGTTTATATCACAACGTTGAAATAATGAACTTTGATTTTCTTTATATTGTGTCAGATGCTCTAAAAGGGATTTGCCTGATTTTTTGAAATTTAAAAAATCTATATAATGATGAGTATTCATAAAATGATCTTTACAATATTCGTGTGCAGTATTATTTTTAAAACCTAAAAATTTAAAATTTTTTTCTGTTTGAGATCTAATTAATGTTAAAAGTAGTGATCCCATACTGCCAGGTATATAAAAAATAAAATAAATTTTTGATAAATCCAAACGATTATCCATAAATTTTACTTCGGAGATCTATCTTGAGTGCAGTGGACTCTGTGGATTTGAGTATTGATTGCAGTGTGAACAATCTACCATATTTTAACACAGCCTCCGCTACGTCCACAATTGATTCATGCCATTGTGGGAAAGCCACGCTCCATCCAAACTCTTTGGCCTGATCTATTAGTTTCATTCCTGGTTGATCCCGGTCCGGTACCACAATCACCCGCCTGTTCAATCCTTGTATAAGTTCTCTCTGCGTGTCGTTGATCTCTGATCCCAGTATGGCCACGCCACCCAACGTGATGGCATCGAACGGTCCTTCCATTACTAACACGAACTTCCTCTGCCAGTCCTGTGCGTCCATGTTGAATACATAGCCCGGCTGCGTCTCCGTGTAGTATTTTATCTCCTTGTTGCGGGTGTCAAACAATCTTCCTGTGTATCCTACCACATCTCCATGCCAATAAAATGGCACAATCACCCTGCGATGGAAGTCCGCGGTCTGATCAGGAGAGTAGAAAAAATCATACCACTCCGGCTCTATGCCTCTCTTCTTTAAATAATTTAAAAGCTGATCTATCTTCTCATACTGCGGATCTGTTAGATCCTTGGCCACATATTTCTCCAACCAATGTTCCAATTTGAAACTGTTCTTGGGCAGTTCCTTCTTCTGGAAAGTTATAAATTTCTTCTTCTCGTACTTCACATCTGCTTCCTCGTGTCGCATGGCCTCTATGGCCAGTCTCTTAATAGTGTCATCCGCTATGCCCAACCATCCCATCAGTGTTTTCATTTTGACAGTGAGCTTGCGACCGATCACATAACTTGCAGTGTATCCACAGTTGAAACAGTGATAGCTCAAGGTGCCATCGGCGGATGTCATCACACCACCACGTTTTCTTTTGTCCTGTGATTCTCCATTGTACACGCAGCAGGGAGCGTTGAAGCTCATCCAACCCGATGGCGTTTTTTTCCTGCCAGCCGGCAGCGATGTCAGAATTGTAGACTGAATCAGATTCATTCTTACAGTTTAACGTCTATAGAGGATTTTGTCAATTCGTCCGGTATTACCACTGTCATTGCTCCAACTGAATCGCACGTTTTCGTAAATTCCAGTGAAGTTGTAATAGCTGACCGCGGTTGAGGACGAGAATGCGATCGGAGATGATTCTCCTGTGGCAGTGATGTTAAAATAGTCCGTGTCTGCGGGAGTTGAAACCATTGTGCCCTGTATTCTCAGCGATCCCGAAAAAGATTTTGTGTACACTGCAATGGTGTGCAGGGCCACATTGTTATTGATTCCTGGGTTGGCGTCTATGGCTCCGCTGGTATTGTCCAAGGGTCCTGTGGTGCTGGTGAAGTTGTTAATCTCGGTGCTGTCCAGGAAGTCTGGATATGCGCCATCCAACACTTCTATGGTGCCCGCGGCATTGTAGAACGAATCAGCAAATGTCACTGTCCTGGTGTTGTTGGCTGCCACTTCTCTGATGGCATAGTTGTAGAATTTTGCATCCAGTGTTAAAAGATCACCCTCTGTGACTGTGACGCTGGCTGTACCTTTGGTAGTGATAGTAGACCCATCGTCTAGTATGGTTAAATTCCTAGTCACAACCGACTGTTTGGTTTCAGAATCAATGAGGTTGAACTCAAATGTTTTGGCAGTTATGTCCTGTGCTTTCTGGTCCTCGTTCTTAAATGTGAAAGAAATAGGATTAGATACACCTTTATACAGCTTTATTCGCCTATCGTACACAACAGGATTCCTTCCGTGATAACCAGTAATTCCAACAATTACCAGGTTGTTTAGTAAATATCTCGATACAGTTTGCATAGTTCATTGCTCACTGTATTTATTGAATATACTATGAATGAAATTTTTGAAACTTTAAAGACCAAGTTCCCTTTCTTGTCGCTTATACGCAAGGGAGATCTTGAATTTGTGGGAATCGTTCAGAATCAAGACAATCAAGTCACTAGCTTTTATGACTACGGCAGGATCATGTTGCCCGCGGACAAAATGAAGTTTTTGAAACTGGGCGAAACTTGGTGGTGGGAATCAAACAGGAAAATACCAATTAACATATTCCTTAAGAAAGATTTTCAATATTTTAGGAGTACTATAGTGACTTTGTCCACTAAAGATATCAAGATAGTACATGGACCTGTTGTTAGATTGGACGACATATCCAAAAAGAGGATCAAGCGCAGGACAATACAATTAATGCGCAGGCCAGCTTAATTTTTTTTCCTTTTAATCAAGTTCATCTGCACCACGACTGCCTGTGCGTATGCCACGGCATGTGATTTTTTAAAAAAATAACTGTCGTCTTTGGGTCTTAACCAAACTTCTTTTAATATTTCTGTCCAATACTTGTACATGAGATTTCTTTTGGCCGGTCTTATAATTGCCAACACTGCTGCCAATTGTTCAATGTTCTTTGGTTCCAGTTTAGATACTATATCAAAATGTCCATTGATATGGAACAGTTGATCCACGATAGTTTTATCTTTCAGCAAATTCCAATCGGGTTCTTCCAGCATCAGCTCAACCAACTGTTGCTCGGTCTCGATGCCCTCGTAGAGATTCACATTCAATAGATCAATCTTGAAGTACCCACGCTCTTCTGCTTTCTTATAATCAATACTACAAGAGTTATTAATAGGATCCACAGGCACTTCTTGAAAGTATACTCCAGTTTTGTGTTTCTCTACATCATCGTCTTTGATGATGGCAGCAGGCACATGTTTGAACAACTTCAATGCTTGTTCTCTGTTTGCAAAATCTATATCTACGTCAGGCATCAGTTGTATTTCTTTCTATTAGTTTCCGATCTTATCAATGCACCTTTTTCTCGATCAATAAATTCCAATACATCCAACGTCAGTTTATAACCCTTGCTCTCCTGTGCAGGATTATTAACTTCTGGCAGGATCACTTCGCCAATGGATCCATTTTCCTTGATCACTATGATACAGTCTCCATCGGCCACGTCTATGCCTTCTTCCATTTTAATTTTATTACTCAATTTTAGCCTCACGTGCTGTCTCCTGTACAAATAGAGCATCTGCCATGTTGGTTTTAAATCTGTTTGACCAAAACTCCGGATTAATAAATCTTTGTACCATTTGCAGTTGTTCGTCTGAAAATGATTTTAACATTTTTTTGCCAGCTGAACAACCAAGCACCAACCATGGAGATAATTTGCCAGTTTGTATGTGTTGCACCGATCGCGAAGTATTAACCAAACGAAAATAGTCCGCCCACTGAACGTTCTGTTCTTCAGCCCAGTCCATCATTGTCTGTATGGATCTGGTCAGTGCTGCCTCCACAGGTTCCGTCTTGAGTGTGTCTATGAGATATGTCTCGTAGAGATCATCTCTTGCCCAATGATCCAACTTGATTCTGGAACGTATCACATAGTCTATGTACTTTTCTGGATAGAGTGGGTTGACGTTCATGATGTAACGACCAAATTTAACAAATGCATTGTAGTATGCGCTTTTGCAGAAATCCTCGTAGGTTTTGGTCTTCGAATTATTTTGATGCACTTGATAAAATTGCTGGAACACCATGAAAGCGTTCTGCACCCACTTCTCATTTTTTTGCAGATGCCTTCGCTTGGGCTCGCAAACATGTACCTGCAGAGTTCTTTCCTTGGTGAAACTCTTGCCACAAAAAGTGCAGGTGTTAAGATTGCTTTCCATGTTCTTCCAGTAGTTGTTCCAACTCGCTGTCGGTTATGATCCTGTCCAATGTCTCAAGATCGGACAGCTTGGTGTTGGGATATATGTCCATCAATTTTTGCAAAGACTTATTGGGCGTTTTCTTCATGGGCTTGATATAAGGATGAAACTGTTGTTTCAATCCTCCACACATAGAGGTCAGTTGCCAGCAAAGTTTTTTGTGCTTGCCGCTTAGTGTGAATAGATGCTTGTTGACGAACTCGTTGATCATTTCCACATAGTGCTCCTGATAGAACCTTTCTCCCGAAACTGCCGATGCATATCTCATGGTCATGTAAGGACTGTATAGTGCTCTCTCCTGATCGTCCACTCTGTCATAGTAGTCCTTATTGCGGAAGTCTATCGCCTTCATGCTGTTTCTTAATTCAAAAAATTTCTTTTCACTCATCTTCTCTCCATGTTAAAGCAAACACCGATGCATGCTTGGGATTTTTAAAAGTTATTTCTATGTTCTTGCCTTTTAACTGATAACCTTGTACGCTTAATCTCTTTTTTTTAGCGTGTTTCATAATCCATTCGATGTAATGTCGATTCATTAACACAGGTATCTCTCGGTCTTGCTCGTCAGGAACTAAGATAACAGGTGCTTCCATGCGAACCACATTGTCTTTTATTTTTACCATACCGCCCCATATTCCAGGAACTCCGACTGTCTTGATATGTCCTTGACGAAATATGCGCATGGGGGATTGTCATTATCTGTGAGAGGCACCGCAAGTATCTGTCCCGACTTTATTTTTGGGAAGTACCACTTCACTTCTTGATATATGTCCACGATGTCCACCTCCGCGAAAGAGGGTTTAGAATCTGATATAGGATTGAACATGAACGCATTGAATCCCCGATCATTCAAACTGGTAAGGGGTAGCACATGCAGTTCTCCCTGTTCCGGATCGCCTATGATCATTTTCCAGTCCAGTGGCATCTTAATTTTATACTGCCCGATCTGCAGAACCGCTGCCGGAGCATTAAATGATTCCAAGAATATTAAGGGTATAAAAAAATAGTCGGGATCGGCAGGATTGGAATTATCCAGAACTGCAAATCTTAATTTATCATCCACATATTCTGGAATTTTTTCTAATATGTAGGTTTTATTTTCTAGCGTAAGGATTTTCATAGTCTGTTATCTATTATATAAGATTTTAGATAATCAATCAATTTCTTATTTGACTCTATTCCATAGTGATAAACATTTTTTTTTGATTCATCTAGCATTTCTTTATTGCGCTCTGAATTGCTTAAATTCTGATACATGTAATTATTACCACAAAATTTGAATATATCTATGATATTATTATTGTCTTTCAAAAATTTTTGTTTGGCAATTCTGTCAATCGGAGCCTTGAATTCGTTGCACATATCAAATATCAGGTGATTTATTTTTTTGTGTTGCAACCAACCACTAAACAAAATAATTTGTGACAGGAAATTATTAAATGCCGCAACATCGTTATAGATCAATGTTTTTAATTTTATAAGCGTGTTCAATTGTTCTGTGTCTACCCTTGGAGCAAATTGTCTATTAACATGCTCGTCATCTTTATAAGGATCCATTGAAGCACACAATGAATGATCATAGGTGTTGTACACATCAAATTTTTCTCTTACGGACTCATCATATCTAGTAATATGTGTGATGGGCATAATAATAAGTTCGGGCTTATCGTAGTTTGCCAGCCATTCCATCACTGCCTTAATTTGCCTAGGTATAGAGCTGCCTATCTGACTTATATTAACCACCCTATCTACCTTAAATTTTTCTTTGATGTATTCTTGTAAAATTTTTAAGTAAAAAATTTCACCGTAACTACAGCCGCTTATTAAAATTGTTTTCATAATCTATTTTTTCTATGGTAAAAGGATAATTTGCTTCTTTATAAAACTTTTTCCTCTGGCCCAGATGCCTCTTCGCAAACTTGCAACTGGAAGTAATGTCCCATATGTTGACGTGATCTTTGTCTTCTGCCTTCCTGATGCCCCGACCTATGCTCTGTATCACACGCACAAAACTCTTGCCAGGCTCTATCAACACCAGGTTGAAGATTCTTGGTATGTTTATGCCCACAGATGCTACACCATAGGTGGCTATGATGACCTTGTGTTGTGCTATTGATACCTCATCATAGTGTTCCTTTCTTTCCATGTTCTTTGTGGAGCCCGATATGAACACACTGTCGGGTATCTTCTTTTGCAATAGTTCTCCTGCGGATATCCTGTCTACCAGAATCATGGTGTTGCCTGTGTTTGCGATATCTGTTATGGTCTTGGCTATCCACGACATACGAGTCTCGTCGGTGGTCAGCCATTTCAATTCTTCTTGATAATTTTTGAATTCGGGATGATCCTGAGTTTGTAACACATTAACATTACATTGTGCCAACACGCCCTTGTCCTGCAACTCCTTGGCTGCTATTCTGTTGGTCACTTCACCTATGCTGCATTTTAATCCAAAGAACTCATAGTCCGCCTTGGGCACTGTGCCTGTGAGTCCCCAACGTATTCCACACTTGGCAAATGGCCCTGTGAGCATCCTTTTCAACACGTCGGCCTTGGCCATGTGCACCTCGTCCACTATCACAGTATTGATGTTTTCTATGGCTTCAAGGAAAGCAGTGGTCTCATCGTCTCTACTTTTCTTTTCCAAAACATTCAATGATTGCCAGGTAGCTATTGTGTTATGTCTTCCCAATTCCTTACGGTCTCCATAGTAAACCCCCACGTCCAGGTTGCAGGCCAGGAAATCTTCTTCTGTCTGTGTGACCAAACTTTTATTTGGCACGATGGTAAGAGTACGTCCATAGTTCTCAACCAATTTACATAGAGCTGCTGTGATGATGGTCTTGCCTGCACCTGTGGCGATCTCTTGAATACATTGAGGATTCTCTAGGAACTTGTTTATGGTCACTACCTGATAATCTCTTAATGTTATAGCTTGTCCAGCACAGGGATGATGCTTGGGCCAGTTGATATCAGATAGATAATTTTCATCTATTAATTTAAATTCAAAATTGTGTGGTGTTCGTTGATCTTCCAACTCCACATACACTCCAGCATCTTCCAGTATGGGCAATATCTCTCCAACCAGAGCCAGATATGTGTTGCCACCCAATCCAAAGAAACTGACTTTGCCATCCCATCTGCCCAGCTTCACTGCTGGTAGATGTCGGGCATATGGTATCTCAAACTTAAATTTGTTGCTGAGATGCTTCCTGTGTTCCAGGGAAAGATTTTCAAATTTGACGTTTACCTCGTCTCTGATTACCAGTTTGCATGAGCTCATACGGATTGTATCTTGTCAGATGGTTTCTGACTCATATAATACAACCTTTTAGGCAAACTTTCAACCAGCTTGTCCAGGGTGTTGGTAGACAAGGGCCACGTGGGATAATCCTGCAGCATGAATGCTACTTTGGGTCGTATTCTAGATTTTAGCAGAGTTCTTGGTATTTTATTTCTAACAAATATAATTTTAGTCGCAGCAGTGATTTTACGATTGCTAATGCTTAACTGGTGCAGCTCTTTCCAAACGGCATATATCTTTGCTCGTTCTTCTATGGAAGTATCTGCGCCATAAACAAAATTAGCAGAAGGAAATTGTTCTAATTCTGGATTACCGATGTCGATCGGGGGATCAAATTCAAAACCAAAAGAAATTGTATCTCTCGATATGCCCACAGAGTCGAATGCTTGTAACCAGTCCTGAAACAACATAATTTCTGCTCCCGATTGTATATCACCACTGAACGGACAAAGTGCCGGCAAGTCACCTAGTTCTATAACTGCTTCCAACAATGTTTTTTTATCATAAACTTTTCTATCCACATACAGATTAATATCCATTGCATAAGCTATCTTTTCTGCTAGAGTTGTTGGAGGCGTAGAATTCCTAACATGTGAAATATTAAATTGTTTTAATCGATCTCTCTGTTGAATAAATGATAGAGATTGACAATGTTCTTGCCAATATTCTACCAGCGATTCGGGAGCATTGATTAATCTTATACAATCGTTAACGATCTCAGCAGCAACAGGTAGATATTTTTTCTTTTCCTGTGCGATCTCTTTATAGTCATCCAGTATCTTTGTGTTGAGTATTTTGAAATCGTATCTCACGGCAATCAGTGTGGCATAGTAGGCCACCGGGTCGGTGTAGTTCATGGTCCACTTTTTAGTCTCGCCATCATACAGCATGGGAACCAATCCTTGTGTTTTCTTTTTAAGGCATCTTATCAATGCAATAAAGTTCTCGTTGTAAGGAAACCGCATCTCTAACACTTCTCTACCGTCTTCGGCCAAAAAAACATCTATGCTCTTTTCAAA